TCGGGAGCACCCGAACGTCCAAAACAACAATCAGGGTTGGAAACGCAATCGTTCCCATCTTCTGGATATAACTCATCATAAATCTCGGCTGGCATACCCAATTCAGCCATAACATGGCTCTTGTGCTCTGATCTCGCGTGGACCGGACACCCTACGGTCTCGGGTTGAATTTCGCTAATACCGTGACTATTCAACGTACAAGACGACCAAGTTGACGGTTCCTTTAAAAACACGCCACCTTCCTCACGCACTCTCAATGCGCGCAGTTCTTCCAAAGGCAAAACCGGCGCGTCCAGAATCTTCTGCACCTGTTGCAACGTTTCCATGTGAGACTCCTTCCGCTTCCCTAGCTTTTCAACCAGGTCTATTATCAAATTAATCATCGGAAGTCCTGGAACCTCATCACTAGAAAAGAAGTTGGAATTGCCCACGTGAAAATTCATGGGCACCCACTCCCAAACGTGCCACGGAAACGCCGAAACAACGTCACCACCACATGTGCGAAGCTCCTCCTGGAATAAACTATAATCCAGCTCCATCGAACCGGGTCTCCTAAATTCCTTCTTAACTCGCACATGAATTGGGAAGTCAATGCGGCGTATTATGGCCTCCGGACACTCCATGGTGCCCTGAGTGCCAGTCATGACATTCTTCAAATTGGTGGTCATAACCAACATCTTTGAAGAAAATTCAAAAACGCCCTTCATCTCCAAGGCAGCGTAATTCAACATGGCCTTGTAACTGCCATAGTACGTCATCAGATCCAAAAAACCGTTGGACGTGTCCTGCGCAGTTGCTCGCTTCATCATCCAATCATCGACCAGATACACGGGCTGGCCTGTGTAACCATCCAAATACTCAGAATTCCAAGCCTTGCAATAAACCTGATTAGATGCCTGTTGAGCCGTCAGATTGGCCGGCAATAACTCGGCTAGCTTCAAAACAGAAACACATAAATTCTGAACCATCAAGGTTTTCCCAACTCCGGGATCACCATAAATGGCTAAACTCACAGGTTGCTGCCTGTAACCAGCAGAATTCCCTGCCGCAGCTCGCAAAGGAGCTTTCAATCTTGATAGAACAAGCATCAAAGCATCCAATTGGCGGGCAATATCGCGACACCCATGAAATTGCGCTCTTAAATTAGCTATACTGCCGGCCAACACATTCATTCTCACAACACGGTCATCGACGTTCTTAGATGGATCCTGAAACATTTCCTTCTCCAACTCGTGAACCTCCTTGACAACTCTGTCAATCTCTGATTCGTGTTTCAAAAAGCGCTTAAAAACTCCCACATCAAAGAAGTCATTAGAAGCGGTCAACAATTTTTGAAACAAATCAATGGCCCATTCAACCATTGTTTCGAGTCCATTCGAGCACCTATCAACCATGGAAATGCGCTTCATCAGCGTGTCAGCCATATATCGCTTGTCAACACCAAAAGCATGGGTCACAAACCCTAATGACACAATTCTTGACAAAACGCTGGAAGACATGCCACTCTCTTCCTTTACCGAACCAACATTGTCAAATAATTGCTTGACAACGCTCCAAATCCCAGCAGAAAACATGGTAGCAAAACCAGCTTCCAACATCTTCCAAATAAAATCGGAGACTGTGTCGCTGGTCTTAATCCAATAGAGAATGACCAAGCCAATGCACACTCCAAGAGCAGGAGGACCATATTTCTTTACTACTTCCAAAACAGATCTCATACCATCCTGAATCTGCTCAATCAAGTTTTGCACGGTAGAACAGGTTTCAGTGGCGTATTGTAAAACGCTCATAGTAGAATCCATGGCCTTGCCTGCATCTCGGATTGCTCTCATCAAACCAGCTTTTTTCGCTGGCTCATCTTCTTGCTTCGGTTTAGGCTCAGCCTCTTTTTTCTTAAATGACCAAAAATCACCACTCTGCTCATTCACGACTGTGGAAAATTTGGTCGAACGCTTACGCCGTATATCAACTTCGCGCCGCTTCCTAGACTCATTGGATACTGTAGCCTTCTTCCGGGCAATTTCCTTTTCAACTGCCTTACGGCGTTGGATCTGCTCACGCTCGGTTCTAGTACTGCCTCCTTGCTCGCGACACATGAAACGTTGTTGCAACAAGGGCTGGAAAAGGATTCTCTCAAAAGACATCGAATCAATTCCATCCTCCTCAGCAAGCAAACTCATTAAAGCATCGCAAGCTGCAACAAATCTAGACTCATTCAGCCGAGATTCAAGCTCATAAGCAGACAAAAACCTTCTATAAAGGTCTATAGCCTGCTGCTCAGCAAAGCGCCGTGCAATGGCATCCCTAACCACTGCCGGTAAACCACCTCGGCCAACATAAAAATACGCAGATGAAATCCTAATTTCATACTGACGTATTCGTGGGAAAACGAAAACAAATGGACTAATAACAGCTTGGCTCTCATAAACGCTCCTTGATAAAAGGGGCGCAAACACACCAAACTCCACTCCAGCATTGCTGGAAGACGCGAAGCTATCCCACTCGCGTAGGGTGTCTATCGGGGTAAGACAAGACCACATGTTTCCATAACCGACATTTATATACCGCCGTCGGCGAGCGGATATGAAAATTGCATAGCAATTGCGGATTTCATCCAGTGCTTTCAACTGGTTCTGCGAGATATCCACATACTCACAAGAAGCTAGGGACTTGATATCCCCCTAGTGTTGGCTAACGCAAATTTCACAGACAACATAGTGCTTTCAATATAATCTCAGATCAATCCAGATCAATGATAACTAAAAAGAAAGCAGCATATTAACTAAGAGCGTCTCCAACACCTA